CAATTAAGCTTAAGCCTTATTAGGGATTGAAACTTAATACTCTTTTAATTTATGACAATAACCGCAAAAAAAGCAATTAACCTTAAGCTTTATTAAGGATTGAAACTTGGATAGGATAGTTTCTAGGTTCCCATTGTTTTCTAGAAACAATTAAGCTTAAGCCCTATTAAGATTGAACTAAATATTAAACCCGAAAAAAACAATGAATCAAACACAACTAGATAAAAAGATTAGTCAATTTTTAAGGAAAAAATTAACCAAAGCGGAACTAAAAGAAATGGAAATAAAACCACGTTCTTTAATCTTAACAATACGCAATTTTGTCGAGAGGTATCTACTTATCATTTTAGATAGTATTTTTGTTGATGTCCCTCGTGGATGGGATAACTTTTTTGAAAGTTTTCGTTTTTGGCAAAAGCTAATACTTAAAAGAAATAAATCTCTGCTAGTAATTTATTTCTGGGAAACTATTAATAATTATAAAGAATAAATAATGAATCACGAAATTTATCTTATTGGAATACCAACTTTATTACTAGGATTTCTCTTGGGAACATGGTTAGCCTATTTCTCGTGGGCTGACACTCGAAACAAAAAACTTGGTATAGACTTTAAATACCGGTACAAAAAGCCGATTAGTGCTAAGGAATTTGCCATAGAAAACTGTACTTCTTTAAAACAATCTAAAAGATTCCTTGACAATAAACTTTTAGAGTTTGGGGGAATAGTAGTTTCCCAAAATGGTGACAGTGAATATCATTTTGATATATCAAGATTTCTTATTGAAGAACAAGACAATGGAAAAATACACTTTGACTAAAATAGAACAAGATGGGAGTGCTAAAACTTTCATCTATGAACCAAGTGACACAAAACCCACTGAAAAAGAACTTAAGGATAAATTAGTAGAAATCTTAATGAAAATCAAAACACTGACATCGGAAAAAGTAAATTTAATTTATTTTCTTATCAAAGTTATAGACAAATAACTTTAATTGTGGTAAAGTAATATAAAACACCTAAAAAGATTAAACTAAAATGAAGTCTAAAAAACAGAAAAAACCTTATTTATTAGTGGCTGTAAATTTAATTATTTTTACCTGTATATTTACTGCCATAAGACTTAATAACTTACAGCTAACATGGTCGGAGTTGTTTCTCCGGTTTTGGTATATTTGGCTTTGGGTTGCAGTTTGTTTAGGATTAACTTTTGAAAAGTTAAATGTAAAATAAGTGGTAGGATTTAAATAAAGTCAAGACTATTAAGACATGAAAAAGACTAAACAAATAAACTATTACCTTTTAATTTGTCATGAGTTTTAATACTTGTATAATTTTCGGTATTAGATTCATTCATTCACATTTAACAGAAACAGAATTGGTTTTTAAATTTTGGTATGTTTGGCTTTTTGTGTAACTAGCATAGTAATAACTTTAAAATCTATTGAAGGTCAAAAATGAAAATAAAACCGATAGCCTTAATCTTGAATTTGTTTTTAATTTTTGTGTGGGGATTTATGTTAATCACCAAAGGGTTGTTTTACACTTTGTCTTTTGGTTTTTATATTTATGTTTGTAACAAACTTTATAAACCTATCGACAGCTATTTACCTATTATTTGGACTACCCTTAGAGAAGATGTTCCTTTTGGATGGTATAATTTTTTTGAGAATTTTCGTCTTTGGCGAAAATTAATAGCTGAAAAAAATATAAAATTGATAAATTTTTGGAAAGATTCCTTTTGGTGTAATCTTAATTTTTACAGAGAATAAATCTAATATAGTTAATCTGTAACAAATTATTAAACTTTCCTAATATCTTGATAGCAAACAATATGCCCTTTATGTTTCCATTTAATTCTTGTCATTCTTGCTCTATTCAAGACAGTGAGTCAGTAAAACCTGTTGAAAACTATCCTCAACAGCATCAAGGACTTTTCAGTGATATTAATAAAAACCGTCAAACTCAAAAAGGATTAGAAGATTATTTAGAAACCTTTCTAAATATTTGGAATCGAGAATTAGAGCCTGATGGTGAATTTAGTTGGCAGATTATTCGTTTTCAGTTTAAAGAAACAAAAAGTTTTATGTTAGCTGTTGTTTTCTCCACACAAGAGTATGGAGAAACCCCTCAACCCGTTTCTGAATTAGAACAAAAGCAAAAATTAGAAGCTATTAATCAACTAATAAAACAGAAAAATGATTTAGTTTGTTTAGTTTCTAATACAGAAATTATCATTATCAAGCGCAATGAACAAAGACTCTGGACTTGTAGCATGGCGCGTAAAGACGCAAGAGAAGCAATGCTTCAACTTCTTAATTTGCAAGAATCTCAAAAGAATCAAGAAAATCAAAAACCAATATGATTGACAAGCATTAAGAATTATAGTAAGATAAATTTAAACAAGGATTGGTGGCCGAGTAGTCGAAGGCGACAGACTGTAAATCTGTAGATTTAATTCCACGCTGGTGCAAATCCAGCCCAACCCACTTAAAATCAAACATATTGACAAAATCAAAGACTTGACCTATGATAAAAAGTTACAGCGATTACAGTCACACTATGTTTGATACAAATAAATACTTAGAATTATTAAAACAATACCCTCCTCGTCCTATTTACGACAAGGAAAAGCTAGAAAACACAGAAAAAGTTATCAGTTCTTTTTTAGATAAAATCATATTAGATAAAATTCAATTGACAATAGAAGAAAGGGAGTATTTAAATGTTTTAGGAACTTTGATTTATGAGTATGAGGAAAATCAAGAGCCAATACCTGATATTTATGGAGTTGAGCTATTGAAATTTTTGTTAGAACTAAAGAACTTGCAAAAGCAAGACTTATTATCTATTTTTGAGGATCAATCAATCCTAGATGATATTTTTAATAGGCAGCGAGAGATAACAGATATTCACGTTCAAAAATTAGCCGATTTTTTTAATATCTCTCCTACTTTATTTTTTCCTAAATAGGTCAAGGGTTGATGGCCGAGCGGTTAAGGCAACGAACTCATAATTCGTCTTAGGTAGGTTCGATTCCTACTCAACCTATTAGAATAGAGAAAATACTATCTTTTAAAAAGCCGTGGCTAATTTTCTCATTCCCGTAGCGATAGGAATCGGAGCTAACCTATTGTTATCTCTATTTGCTCCTAAACCCCCTACCCAACAAAAAGGAAAAATTGAGGATACTGGTGTTCCCGATGCTGAATACGGCAGAAGCCTATCCTATCCTTTTGGAAGGGTGAGGAAAGAAGGGCTAACTATGATGTGGGGGATTCCTCTTAAGGAAGTCGTCACATCGGAAAGGCAAGGCGGAAAAGGTGGTGGTGGTGGGCAAACTACCGAAGTTTACACTTATTTTCTGACAGCCGCTTATCCAATTGCTAGAAAAATTGGCTCTGTTAGGCGAGTTTGGATGAATAGCGTCCTTGTTTACAACTCTGAAACCAATGACGAAAAAAGCCTAAAATTTATTGAACACACAACTATTTATACTGGCAATCAAACTACACCATCGTCAGTAATTCAGTCAAAAGAATCTAATCCAGTACCTGCTTTTACTGGAATGTCTTTTTTAGTTTTTAATAATTATCCGATTGCTAATTATGACGGCACTGGATTTCCTACTATTGATATTGAAGTGATTGGAGAAAGTGGAAACAATCCAAAAATAAAAGATATTTTGAAAACTATTTGTAAATTAGCTAGTAGAACAGACGATCAAATTGACGTAACTGACATTCCTGATGATTACCGAATTCAAGGATTTGATTTATTGTTTGATGGGACATCTTTTGCTGATCAGTTAGAAGAACTTATGAGAGCTTTTTTTATTGTGGCAAGGGAGCCAAAAGATAAAATCATTTTTAAAAGACAAGAACAATCATCCGATCCTATTTTTATCCCTAAAAGCTCTTTTGGGTCTAAAAAATTTGGAGAAAATCCTATTGACATTAATGAAAAAAAACTGACTCATTTTAGAGAAACCCCTAGTGCCGTTACAGTATCTGGACTAAATGTTTTAAAAAATTATGAAACTATTACCGTAGTAGCTAAAGACCCATCAGATACTCACACAAACGAGCTTAGTTTTCAAACTAAGCTAATAGATATAGATATGTTTTTTATGAATACCGCCTCAAGAATTCTTTTTTTAGGGAAAACGCAATCAAAAACTTTCTCAAAAATGTTTTTATTACCAGCATGGGAAAATTTAAAGGTTGGGGATATAATTTTTACTAATGATAATAACAATTATCATCAAGAATTGATGCAAATTACAAAGAAAGTAAGAGGAGTAAATTATTTAATTGAAATTGAAGCTACTCGATTTCAAGGAGTAGGATATTTACCAGATATTCCTATAGATAACGAATTTCCGCCAGACGATAACTTTCCTCGTCCCTACGGACGCGCTAACGCTATTCCTATTGAATGCCCAATAATTAATAGCCAAGATACAGACATAGGAATTTATGTGGCAATTGAAGGTAACTCTAGTTTTACCAAAGGAGCCTTATTTTATTCCGATGACAACGGCTTAAGTTATGATTTTGCTGTTGGCAATGTTGTCAACAGCGTAACTGGTACTGTATTAAGCTTCTCCCCAAATTTTAACAACGCTTCTCCTAGCTTTATTGACGATTTAAATTGGATACGAGTAAGCATGAATTCAGGGGAATTAGAGCCAGTTACTCTTGAAACATTTCTATCAGGCAAACAATTAGGTTGGTTTTCTACCGGAGAAATTATAGCGTTTAAAAATGCTGCTATTGTGTCCAACGATCCCTTAACCTTTGATATTTCATATACAATTCGTGGAGTCAAAGGAACTGAACCGGCTATCTCTAGGCATATAATAGGAGAAAAATTTGTGTTACTAACTAATTATTTAGTTCGATTCCCCTTAAATCTTTCTGATATTAATCGAGAATATTTATTAAAAGTAGTTCCTAATGGATTGCTTGAAACTGATATAGAAGACGAGACTGCTCACACAATTACTTTAGAAGGATTGAAGCCTTTCCCTTGTGCTGTAAGAGGGGAAAAAGATAATAACGATTTAATTATTACTTGGTATCGACGGACGCGGTTAAATGGTCGTTGGATCGACTATATCGACATTGCTTACGCAGCAGGAGAATTGGACAGCTATGTAGTCAGAATTTACGATGGAAACACAATAAAACGAGAATGGCCGGTATCGTCAGCCCGAAGCGTCGTTTACACAGAGGCACAACAAATAGCCGATTGGGGGTCAGTCCAATCAGCTTACACAGTACGGGTTTTTCAAAATTCAAGTTATCCAGTACCTTTTAAAGAATCACTAGCAACGATCATCTAAGCAGATAGCAGTATTTAATTTAAATATGCTAAGTATATCTACTGTTCTTTTGTAATTCGATTGTTAATAAGGTTATTAACAATCAAAATCCTTACGCTGTCTAGGTTTCAAGGTTTGTTAATACCGTTGATACTGTATAGAGGAAAAAAGATAAAGAGAGATAAACGAACTAGACAATAAGAGAGATAAACAATAATATTGGGGGATAGCGTTAACAACATCAACAAAGCCTGAAACCTATATATATCAAGGATTCCATTGTTAATATCTTTATCTACAATCTATTAACGATAATAACTTAGTTCTTTTGTACTATTATCTTTTTGTAAGTTTTTTGCAAGTTTTTTCTCAAAAATGCTTGACAATTCTAGCAATTTACTATAAGATTGTATTAATCAAATTTTAGAGGAGAGATGCTTATCACCCATATCTCGGTAGATTATAGCCAGAAAGTCAATCTTGGTAACTTTGAGTCTGTGAGTATCTCCCTAAATATTCACGGAAAACCAGAGGACGGCGAAGATCCTGACGCTTGCTATGAATTTCTTTTAAATCAAGCACAGCGATCCGTCATAGCAAAACTGCAAGAAATAACAGAGGCTCACAGCGTCGCTTGCCCCAGTGTTACTAAATATCTTGCTGGTAAAGAAATAGATGAGTTTCCTTCCTCTTATAGATTTAGCGACCCTAGCAACCTTCCTTTTTAGGAGTAAAAACAATGCCTATAAAATCTTTGACAACAAGACAAGCCCGGTTCCTTAGACTGGGTATAATTCGCAAAGGGGGAGAAAAAAAAGAAAACCCTAAAAGACCTGGCACTCTAATAAGCGGAGATGATTTAGAATATTTTCGCATTGATTCTGATATTCAAGGAATCAACGAAAAATTTACCGCTATTTACGGGAAAGAGCCTAAGCAATTAGATTGCTTGTTACCTTTTCCTTATACAGACCAAGTATTTCCTTGTTGGATGGAACAGTGGAATGATAAAGATTTAAAAACCTCTGGGTTAATGATTCGGTGCGACGAGGAAAAGCAACATATCTACCAACAAGCTGGCAAAATGATTGCCACTAATCCTATCCCGTGCAAACGACAACAAAATCCTGACGGAAGTTATTCAGGGTGTAAATGCAAGCAAGTTGGGCGATTGCAGATTGTTTTACCTAAATTAGGTGAACTAGGATACTTTGAAGTCGAAACCCATTCAAAGTGGGATATTATCGGACTAACAGAGCAACTACTAGCTATTGAAACATCGGCTGGTAGTTTGATTGGTATCCCTTTTCTATTAGAACGCGGGTCAAGAGAGCTATCTTATCCCTTACCAGACGGAAAAAGGGGACGAAAGACTTTTAGTCTTTTATCAATCCGTGTTCACCCTAATAGTGCTTCTCAAGTATTGCAAATAATCGAAACAAAAGCTTTTCAGCGATTTACGGGAAATGTAGAACCTGTCAGAACTCTAACTCCTGCGTCAACGGGAAACGTAAAAATGTTCAACCCTTCGCAATCACTATCGGAAGATCGCAAGCAGGCTGGAATTACTTGGGCTGTAAATCAAGGATTACCTCAACCAGAAGCTTTGCAAATCGCCCAACAAGCAACCTCTGAAAAAGAATTGGCCGACCTCCTGAAAAAAGCTATAGACGCAAGGCAAAAGCCAGTAATAGAAGTTCGCAGTGAAAATATTGATCCTGGTGAACTTCTCAGTGAAGATTTTTAATTAGTTGCCAGTTGTCAGTCGTCAGTTATCAGCAACCTATAAAAACTTGAAAAGCTAAAAAATCCAAAAATGGAAATTAAGGAGTATTAAATGAATCTGAATCTCTTAAGTCGTGATTGGTGGGATGAACTGACTTTCCAGCAAATACAAGAAATCTTGGTTGAAAGCAGCAAAAACCAATGGAAAGTTTTAAGTACAGGGCAAGTCGAAAGTATTTGCTTACATGGATTGGTAGCTAACCTAGTTTTTAGTGTAGGTATTGATCAAGTACAGCAATTAAGGGCAGATTTTGAGATTACTTGCGATTCTGGCAAGACTAAAAAAGTAATCAAAATTAATTTAACATTTGTAGAATTGAAATCTACAAACTTGCTATTTGAAACATTAACAAGTTTATCGGAATCAAATAATCCGTATATATGGATTAAAGGTAAGGCGATTAATTCTCCAGAAATTACGATTCTTGTTAACGAATGGGGAAAACGCTATGAAGACCTAAAAATGTCTTAAAAGTAAAAACTAGCACAATTGGGGAGTAAAACAGTGAACATCAACTCGCATCTCAAAGAGCAGCTGTATAAGCTTATGATTAGAAATAAATATCTCGAATTACCTCTTGACTCAAAAAATTGGATTGATAATTTATTAAAAAAATCTCAAACTAGCCAAATAACTAACAAGATATTAATCTGGTGGTGGGAAGGGGATATACAAAAAGGATACATCTATCTGTACTTATTCGATGGTAAATGGAATCTCTCTTTTATTAATCGGTTTAAATTTTGGGTTATAACTATTCTTATGCCTATATGTACAGGAGTTACTATTCCTTCTCCTCTTAAAAAAGATTTTGATCTTTTCAGAGAAGCTTTAACACTAGCGTCGATTTTTCTAGCAGAAAAAAGCTGGTATAAAGAAATAACCGACAATACAACTAAGGAGTAAAAAAATGAAAAACCTGACCTATCGAGTGCTAATCAACTTAAGCTACGCTGAGTTGCCAACAGAAGCCAAGCAATATGTCGATCGCTTAGTTCTTAAAACATCAAAAAACCCCTTTACATCAAAACTACTAGAAGGAGTTTATGAAAGCGTAATCAAAGCAGATGACAATGATATAGAATGTCTTTTAAGCAGTGCATTTATTGACGCTGATTCAGATAGGAAAGTAGGATGTTTTTGGCGTTTTAAAGCTGCTATATTCCAGTTTATCTTTTCGATTTTAACAGGTGTAGCAATACCTAATCTTTTCAAAGAAAACTATTGTCTTTTTCTGCAATCTCTTGTTA